CAAGCTGATCGCCGAGCAGTTCTGGATCAAATACCCTCATGCGCGTCTACCGGACGCCGAGCGAGAGCAGCCTCAATTGCGATTGATGGCGGGCGACGAGCTCGCAGGGCTGCGCGTGGCCGTTCGCATTGCCGAACAGCGCGAGCTGGTAGTCGGCGGCGGCATACGCTCGCGAAAGCCGGAAGTGCAGCATGATCTCGCGGCGCTGGCACGCTGGGCTGACGATAGTCGCCGCGAAGGCTGGCATACCGTCGAGGTCCGATCGGCGCAGTTCGCGGCGTGGCGTGAGCGGTTGCGCTTCTGGTGCGGCGGCATCGAACCGAAAGCCGAGCGCATCTGGATCGAGCCGCATGATCCGGCCATCCATGACCTGCCGAAGCTGCATCCCAATTTCCGCTTGCGCAAATCAACGATGGGATTGCGCGTTCCGGCGCCATGGCCGCCGCGACGCGATGGAAGCTGGTCAGAGCAACAGGGGACGGCGTGAGCATGCAATACGAGGTCGGGCAGATCGTGGGTTATGTGGATATCAATCAGCTACGCGGGCCCATCGAGACGCCGATGCCGCAAAAGTGGTACGTGCTGATGACCTTCCCCAATAAAGAAGCAAAGGTGATGCGGACATTCAAGGATCGCAACATCAGCGCTTATCATCCGGTCATTCGCAGAACGCGGATCATCAGGGGAAGGCGCAATGACTGCACAGCACCCTTGTTCGCGAGCCTGATCTTCATTCCTGATTTTCAAGCCCGCGCCGGCGGCGTCTTTGTCGATGGTGTCGATCGATATCTGAAATTCGGGGATTGCTATCCGTATCTTCCGCAGTGCGCTCCTCCGATCAAGCTGGCCGAGGAAGCATGGCAAAGTCGGTATGTGAGGAAGGATGAAAACCTGGTGCCCGATATGGTGGGCATCCGTCAGCTCGAAGCGGTGGGGAATATTCCTGTCGTTCGGCGTCGTCGCCTTTATCGCGTCGGGCAGCTCGTTCGCGTGGTTGGCGGTCCGTTTGCGTCGTTCAATGGCATGATCGAGCATCTTGACTCAAATGGCCGACTCAAAGTCCTACTGGACATCTTCTCGCGCCTGACACCTGTCGAACTAGACCAGGGTCAGATCGAGGCGGCCTAGGTGAAATGCGACCGCGCACTGAACGCCTCGAACGGAACTAGCTTCCGGCGCTCCTGTCATCGGCAAACACCGATTCACAGGAACTCGCGGACTCCGTCTGAAGCCAGGCCGCTTGAGCCGCACTCGACTTTATGGTGCTCACTAGTCTCCACGAGCTGTGGCAACGCTTGCCAACACTAGGTATTGAACCTAGCTCTTCGTGATCCGTCCTTTCCCGCCGCATTTCTTGCAAGGCGGCGGATATATCCTGCGGTTCGGTTGGGATGGTTGTTTCACGGCCTGATGTCCTGTGCCGTTGCAGGCCTGACACTTTTCCTCACCAGGAGCAGCATTCTTCATTGCTCTCTCCGTTGCATCGGCGCGGCGAGCCGACCGATCAGTCATTCTTCAAATTAGCAGCCTCTCTCGCTAATCGCTCGGCCTTCAATCGCTCCAAGTTTTTCCGCAGCGCGATTTGCTCCTTCTCGTATTCGGTCAGCGGGTTATCCGATGGACGGAATATGTTGTTGGCGTCATTTTCGCGTTTACTCATGACATGACCCTTTCGAATTGCCGGGTGCCGGCGGGCCATCGCAAAATGGCATCGCAATAAAGGGACGTACAGTTGATCGAAAGCGGCCCCGGCCTGGGGCTGGGGGGCTAGCGGACCGGGGCCGCCCGGCCACTGCGCGACCAATGGGGGCATCCCGCGCAGATCAGCCACAGGTTAGGATAGCTTTGGACGGGCGGGCCACAAGCGCAATCTGGTGCCTGCCACTATTGGTCGCGAAAATGGCTCGCGGGTCCTTCCTGGCGAAGACGCGGAGCGGGTCAATTCGCCGCGAAATGTCGCCAGTCTGAGCGCTAAAGACGAGCCTAAACAACTAAAGAGGGGCCTAAAGAGGCGCCTCAAGTCACCGAGGGCGATGTGGATGCTGCGATTTCTGGCGAGGTGGTTTCGAAGGGCCAGTTCGCCGCGCTCCGGAATGTTTCGCCCGGCCGGGTCTCGCAGTGGATATCGGAAGGCAAGATCAAACCCGACGCGCTGGTCGGGGAGGGCCGAAACGCCAAGATCAACGTCGCAGTCGCGACGCGGCAGCTCAGGGATTCGCTTGATGTCGGCCAGCTCACGGGCAACGGTGTCGGCACCAGGCTAGATCTGGCGCTGCCGGCGCCGCCGTCGCCGGCCAGGGAGCCCGCGCCATCGCTTCCGGGCGATCCGATCGCCGACGCGATCAAGCAGGAACGGCTCGATCAGCTGCGGCGCGCCAACCGCCGAGAGGCTGAGGAGGAAGCGGCGCGGTCGGGCAAGTACACCGACGCAGCCGAGGCCGCCCGGCAAATGGGCGTGATTGCCACCAAGATGATGGCGGTCATGGAAGGATCGCTCGCCGAGCTTGCGACTGCCGTCTCGGCGCGGTTCGAGATCCCGCAGCGTGACGTGCTGCATCTTCTGCGATCGGAGTTCCGGAAGGTGAGGGCTGCCACGTCGAAAACATTCCGCGACAAGGCGGCGGAGTTGCCGCCAGTCGTCGATTCCGAGCTGCCTGATATCGACTAGGACGTCCCTTCGAGAGCAGACATTCGGGGACCGCTGCGTTGGGTATAACCGGACTCATGCGGTGCGCCAAACATCAGGCAGGACCTACCCCGCGGCCATTGTCGGGTACTTGTCTGTCGAGTGCCCTTCTCACAAATTCCACGGAATCAATTGCCGTCCCGAGCTGGGTACGAAACTGCTCGATCGCTTCTTTCATCGACGGCGGCAAGTCTCCCCACCAATTAATAGCCTGACTCATCGCCTCTTCGACGGTTCGCAGCATTTCCTCTATCGCAATTTCACGGTAGGTCCTCGCCATAGCGCTGTCCTCTTCTGCGGTACCCATGAGGTTATAAACTCGCCGAGGAGCCGAGCACAAATGTGCATCCAGATCGCGAACGCCGAGCGCCTGGCGCTGGAAGCCGCCGCGCGCGTGTTCGAGCCGCCGCCTGAGGTCGACTATGTCGAGTGGGCGAAGGACAACATCGTCTTCAGCGAACGGGAGAGCCCGTTCCCGGGGCCGTTCAATGTCGAGCGGTTTCCGCACGTCGCTCCGATCCTCGGCGCGCTCTCGCCGGAAGATCCGTGCCGCGTGGTGACGCTCGCGGGCTCGGCGCAGATCGGCAAGACCGTCATCGCCAACATCTTCCTCGGCGGGTCGATGGCGATGGACCCCTGCGATTTCCTGGTCGTGCATCCGACCGACGACAATGCGAGCCGCTGGTCGAAGCTGAAGCTCTCGCCGATGCTGAAGGGCACGGCCTCGCTGCGCGGACTGTTTCCGGAGAAATCGCGGGACGGCTCGAACAGCGTCCTGTTGAAGGAACATCGCGACGGCCTCGGCGCCATCCTGATCTCCGGCGCCAATTCGCCGTCATCGCTGTCGCAGGTCACCATGCGCCGCCAGGTGCAGGACGATCTCTCGAAGTGGGAAATGAACGCCGCCGGCGATCCGGAATCGCAGGCGGACAGCCGATCGCGCGCGCACGAGTTCGCGAAAATCCTCAAGGCCTCGACGCCGCTGGTGTTGCCGGGCTGCCGGATCACCAAGAGCTTCGAGGCCGGCAGCCAGGAGTTTCCCTACGTCCCATGCCCGCACTGCGACGAGATGCAGGTGCTGGAATGGCAGAACATGCTCGCGGCGCTCGACCCGGCCAAGCCGGAAGAGGCGCACTTCACCTGCATCGCCTGCGGCACCTCGATCGAGGAACATCATCGCCGGCAGATGCTGGAGCGACTGGAGTTTCGCGCGCACAATCCCGCGGCAAAGCGCGAGCATCGCTCGTTCTGGATATGGTCGGCATATTCCTATCTGCAGTCATTCGAGCGCATCGCGCGGGAGTGGCTCCGGGCCAAGGGCGATCCCGAGGCGGAAAAGACGTTTCTCAACGACACCGCCGGCGAGGCCTACAAGGCCGCGAGCGAGGCGCCCCCATGGGAGAAGCTCCGCGATCGCGCCGCGCAGTCCGACTATCCGCGCGGCACGATCCCGGCCGGCGCGCTGCTCTTGTTCTTCGGCTTCGATTGCCAGCTCGACCGCGTCGAAGCTCAACTCGTCGCGTTTGGCCGGGATCACCGCCGCTTCGTGATCGACTACGTCGTGATACCCGAGCACATCTCCGAACCTGCATGCCAGGAACGGCTGACAGCGCTGCTGCAGCAGACCCGGACAAACGCGGCCGGCCAGAAAATCGGCATCGATGGCGCCGCCATCGACGGCAACGCCTGGACCGAAGACGTCTGGGACTTCGCCAGGAAACATCACTCGTCGCAGCTGATCATGGTGCGCGGCCTCGGCTCCGATACCGCGCCACTGCTGGCCCGCGTGAAGAAGGAACGCAACCAGCGCACCGGCAAGCTGCTGAAATATGCGAAGCGGTTCTTCAATTTCGGCACCTCGGTGCTGAAAATGGCGCTGTATCGCAACCTCGCAAAGGAAGACCCTCTCGCCCAGGGCTTTGTCGCGTTTCCGCGGGGGCTCGACGACGAATATTTTCGTCAGTTGACTGCCGAGCGGCGCACGCCGGAGAAGCGGCACGGCTTCGTGGTCTATCGTTGGACCAAGGACGAGACGCAGGCCAATGAAGGCCTCGACACGATGCTGCAGGCCGAGGCCGCGGCGATCAAATACGGCGTTCGCGGACTTCCGGAAGCCATCTGGGCTCGCCTTGAAGCCGAACGCGAGACGCCGGCGCCCGAAAGCCAGCCCGAACTGTTCGATACGCCGCTGCTGACGTCGCTCGGCATACCGCAAACGCCCCAGCCGGCGCCTCGGCCTTCGCAGGCCCCGGCGCCAGCTTCTAAATTCACGCGCCGCTCGACGCGCTCCGGCTACATGGATTGATACCGATGCCCGCTGACCTTCCGACGCTGCAGGGGCGCCTCGATGCGCTGAAGTCGGCACTCACCAATGGCAGATCGGAGGTCAGCTATGCCGGCCGCACGACGAAATATCGTTCGATCGCCGAGCTCCAGGCGGCGATCAAGGACGTGGAGACGGATATCGCCGCGTTGAACGGCACGACGATCCGCCGCACCTATCGCTTTTTCTCGCACAAGGGCCTTTGAGGCATGCTGGCGCGCGCCGCACAAGCGCTTCGTGCCGCGGGCACCGCGGTCGCGCAGGCCTTCGGAAGCTTGAGCGATGGCATCGGCCTCGAGGCCGGACGCATGGGCCGGCGGCTGGGCAGCTGGATTCCGTCGCGCGTTCACGTCAACACGCTGATCAACCAGTCCGGGCCGAACACGCTCGCCCGTGCGCGTTACCTCGCGCGCAACAATGGCTATGCCTTCAGCGCCGTCGAGTGCTTCGCCTCCAATCTGGTCGGCGCAGGTATCAAGCCGAGCTGGAAATCGCCGCTACCGGTGCCAGACGTCGAGGAAGATGGTGCCGATGAGGCGGCGAAAGCGGCGTCCGATCAGAAAAAAACCGTCCACGAATTGTGGGACAGGTGGGTGACCGAGGCCGATGCCGAGGGCATCACCAATTTCTACGGCTTGCAGAAGCGCGTTGCGCGCGAATTGTTCATCGCGGGCGAGGTCTTCGTTCGCCTGCGCCCGCGCTACATCTCCGACGGCCTCTCCATTCCGCTGCAGGTCGAGCTTTTGCCGTCGGAACAGTTGCCGCTCTGGCTCACCATGCCGCTCGCCAACGGCAACTGGATTCGGCAAGGCATCGAGTTCGACCGGATCGGCCGGCGCGTCGCCTATCACTTCTGGCGCGTCAATCCCGGCGATATCACGCAGGCGCCGAAGTTCGGCGAACGGGTGAGGGTGCCGGCGAACCAGATCCTGCACATCTTCGATCCGCTCGAGGCCGGACAGATCCGCGGCCTGTCGCGATTGACGCCGGCGATCGTCACGCTCTGGATGCTCGACCTCTACGACGACGCCGAGCTCGAGCGGAAGAAGACCGCCGCGCTGTTCTCGGTGTTCATCA